CGTTGTTTGTTCCTGATTTAGAATATTTTACATAAACAGTATCTGGATCAGTACCATCTGTTATTACTGTATTAACAATAGTGGCAACAACACCTGAAGTTGCTCCTGTAACCTCTACATTGTTATAACTACTTAATGTTGATAGTGATTTAGCTGATAGTTTAACAGCATAGTATTCTATATCTAGGCCAACTTGACCTGGAATAACCATAGCACCTTGCTTGAAAAAATGGTCACCCATTCTCTCCATCTGATTTTGTAAAATCGTTTGTGCTTGTGTTAACTCTCTCGCCTGTACTGCAAATGTGGGTCTAAAAAGTATTCTATGAAACTTCTTTGACTCTGTAAAATCATCATAATATGGCGATAGGTTAAAGTCTGTTGGACTTGACATCTATTTTCCTTTAAAATTCAATTATCAATTTAATGTTTTCTGTTTGATCAGTTGCCCTTACAATAGGACTTCTATTCTCAATATATATAACATCACCAGAATCATGATCTAACTCTGGAGCTGCATATCCAGAAGTGAAACTTACATTATTCACAGTTGAAGTAACTGAGGTATCAGGAGTTGCTGTAGCACTAGATGTTTGTCCAGTAATTACATTGGCTGCTGAAAATGCCGTTAAGTTTCCACTACTATCCAAACCAGCATCATTGTGACGAGTTTGAATGTAATATAAAATTTTGTTTACAGCATCCCATTCTACAACTTTACCAACAGCGCCAGTTGTCGCTTGATTGATTTCTTCGTCCACAGTAAATGTACCAGGAGTAGGAGATGATGCAATTTTTATTGAATATGTTGCTTTTAAAGTTGTTGCTGTTGTAGCAGAACCACCTGAAGTAGGATCTCTTAATAACAGAACTTCTCTAAAATCATTTACTGCTGTAAAGTCACCAGAAGCTGCTGCCTCAGTTCCTTCTAAATTTGTATTCATCATTATGAAAAATGCACCTAATTCGTTTTTAGCATTTGACCCATGGCCACCTTTTGGAGGAATAATTACATCTAATTCAGTTCCAGTTAAATTTGTTGCTCCAGCACTTACTATTTGAGCATTACTAATAGTTCCAAATGTGTAACCACTTCCTACAGTTGTTACAACTACTGCAGTTACTGCTCCACCTGAAACAGTTACAGAACATACACCGCCGGTTCCATCACCTTTAATTGCAATACCTGTGTGAGTACCGTTTGTACCACCGGATCCTGCAGTTTTAATTTTTACGTTATTGATAGCTCCATTAACAGCAGCTGATATAACATTTGTTTGAGTTGTTGCGGCACTAGCATTTTCAGTTACTGCCATAAAGTCTGTTGACGTGAAGTTTGTTTGTTGAGAAGCTGATAACGTATATAAGAATTTCCATTTATACCCATCACCTGTTGCTAAAATAGTTGTTGATGTTCCAGTAGGTTTTACTGTTGAGGCAACATTACCATTATTATCTAAACATTTGTAAACATTGTAAGCGTCTGTCATAACATAAAAAGTAGCATCAAATAAAGTTGTTGCTCCACTATTTGATGTAATTTTAGTTGAAGTAGAACCTGTTTGGAACTCTCCATAGTCATGTCTGTAAATATCGTATGTAGTACCTGTTGTCCAATTTCTTCTAGGAACAACAAAATTTACATCTGAAGCTGTAATTCTTTTAACCGCAAGTAAATCATCAAAACTATAAAATTCTGTAGCGACTGAATCCGCAGGAGTTGTTGGTGTTGTATCTGTTCCTTCGTATTCTGTACGACTATCTCCTCTTGTTAGGGTTGCCCAAGATTGAGGTCTACCTATTCCTAAGTAATATACGTTAGGTGAAGCTTCTCCAAAAGATTCTTCAAATTGTTCTGAATTGTGTATTCTAAATTTGTTTGTAATAATTGCGGGCATATGATTTATTTATATTGTTTTATAATCCTCTTTGTTATATTTATAATGGTTTTCATTAGATTTTACGATCCTGCTCCGAAAAGTGTTTTAAGCACAGTACCATCGGATGCTAATATCTGTAAATTTGTAGCACCTGTTAATTGAGTAGATGTTATTTGATTCGCAGCTAATGTCATTGTTACTACTCCAGAACTATCTCCAGTAATCCAAGTTGTAGTTGTTGAACCATCATAAGTACCAATTTTTAATTCTGAACTAGCACTATTTGATGATGGGTCTTGGAGAGAACCAATCATTACATTGCCATGTCCAGTAGTTGTAAGATCGCCTGTTTGAAATCCTAAAGAGATATTATGATTACCACTATTAATTAATGAACCAGCTAAATTACCTAGAGAAGTATTTTTACCTCCAGTTGTAATATTAGTTCCAGCACCATAACCTATATTTGTGTTACTACTACCACTATTAATTCCTGAACCAGCATAATTTCCAAGAGCAGTATTTTTATCTCCAGAAGTTAGTGCATCTAATGCCGCAATTCCAACACCAGTATTGTTTTCAGCAGCGTCTAAAGTTCCTGTAGTTGCATGACCAACTAATAAAGAACTTGTAAAATTTGTTCCACCTTTTTTACCTGGTATAACTTCACCACCTGTAATAGTTAATAAACCATCACTATCTCCACTAATCCAAGTTGTAGTGTTTGTGCCGTCAAATCCAGCTATTGCTAATTGTCTTGAGCCAGTTGCTGAAGCAACGTCAACAGTTCCAATAGTTACATTACCAGAACCAGTTGTAATATTATCACCACTATCATAACCTAAAACAACATTGTAATCTCCACTACTAATTCCATACCCAGCATCTCTACCTAATGCAGTATTTCTTAATGCGGCTGAACTACCACCAGCAGAAGCTAATGCTCTTGAACCTATTGCTGTATTTTCATAAGAGTTTGCATTATTAGAAGCTTGAAAAGCATAAGCACCTACTGCTGTATTATTTCCACCTTGAGTTTGGTAACCAGCATTAACACCTATATAAACACTTTCACCTTGAGCAGTCATAGCTGAACCAGCTCTATAACCTAAAGCTGTATTAGAATCACCAGAAGTTAAAGCATCTAATGCTTCAATTCCAACTCCAGTATTTCTTTCAGCAGCATTTAAAGTACCAGTAGTTGAGTGACCAACTAATAAACTGTTTGTAAAATTTGTTCCTTGAATTTTATGTGCAAGGCCAGCTCCAAGAAGTATTCCGTTGGCTGTAATTGTTCCAGGCGTAACTAGATTACCAGAACTATCTCCAGAAATCCAAGTTGTAGTTGTTGAACCATCATAAGTACCAATTGTTAATTGTCTGTCGCCAGTATTACTAGCTGCTTCAACATTTGATCCAATTAATACATTTCCTTTTCCAGAAGTAAGAGAATCCCCAGCTTTCCAACCTATACCAACATTATGATCTCCAGAATTTACTAACTCTAAAGCTTCAAAACCTAGAGCAGTATTTTCATTACCACCAGTAGTAACAGTTTTTAATGCAAGACTACCAACAGCAGTATTTTCTCTTGAAGTACTTGAACTATTTCCAGCCGCTTGACCAATATATGTATTACTATAACCAGAAGTAATTGATGAACCAGCGTTTCTTCCTATTCCTGTATTATCATCTCCAGAAGTTAAAGCATCTAAAGCATTAATTCCAACTCCAGTATTTCTTAAGGCTGAACTTAAAGCGCCTGTTGTTGAATGACCAACTAATATTGATTCTGTAAAATTAGCTCCTTGAACTTTACCTGGGATTGCGTTACTTAAAGTAGACCCATCTCCAAAAGCTGTGTAAATTTCGTTAAAGTTATCGTTGATTAGATCACCACCAACTCTTAAAGTAGAGCCGGTTCCGTCATTTGCGGTTGATCCAATGTTGATTGTTTGTTTAGCCATAATACCTTAATACCTCTAGTCTATATTTATACGTTAATTTTTATCCATTTTAACTGTATTATTATCAAATGTTAAATAAGTTCCTGTGAACGTTACATCTTTATCGTGTGTTATTTGACTAGGTAACGCAAAATTTGTTCTTAATGTTTGTCCACCATCATTAGAAGTCATTAAAAATATAGCGTTTTGACCATCTAAAGAAGAACGAGTACCTGTAACTAAAATATTGCTTAATTCTTTAAAATTAATACCAGAGTGAGTATTACTATTTCCAAATGCTGTATTAGCAAACTTATTTAGTGTACTAAATCTAGGGCCTGCTGAAGCAAAACCTTGAACTATATTTACACTATTAATTACTCTTCTAACTCTACTTAGGTATGTAATATTAATAGGTGTTCGTTTTAATGTTATATCTCTAGTACTTGAAGTAAACGGTGATACTGTACTACTAAGGAAATCAGGTTTACCCACTAAATGAGCGTTTGCTCTTAATGAAGTTCCATCATCAACTGTACCTAATCTTCGACCAATAATACTAGAGAACAAAGTATTAAGTATGCTGAATAATGGAGTTTGAACTCCGCCCGATACAATTCCTGTAATTGGGAAATTAATTCTAGCATTGATTTTACTTTCTATATTAACTTGACCTGTAAAGTAAAATCCTGAAGTGTGCATAGTCTTTTTGAAACTATCTCTCCAGTCATTTATTGTTCGACCAACTTTAATAACATAAGAAAAATCTTGATAGTATAAACTATCTTGTACTCTCATTGCTGTTTCTGAAACTTGACCATCTTGTGATAGATATGCACCAGAAGTATCTACAACACTACCAATAGTCATAGTAGAAGTTGCTAAATCATTTTTCG